ATGACGAAGAAAAAAGCACATAAACCTGGTTCAGCGACCATCGCGCTTAACAAGCGCCCCCGTCACGAATACTTTATCGAAGAAGAGTTCGAAGCGGGACTTGCCCTGCAAGGCTGGGAGGTTAAATCCCTGCGCGCAGGAAAAGCCAATATCAGCGACAGCTACGTCCTTCTGCGTGACGGAGAGGCATTTCTGTTTGGCGCTAACATCACGCCAATGGCCGTGGCCTCCACGCATGTGGTGTGCGATCCTACCCGTACCCGCAAGTTACTTCTCAACCAGCGCGAACTGGACTCATTGTACGGTCGCGTCAATCGAGAAGGCTATACCGTAGTGGCGCTCTCCCTGTACTGGAAAAATGCCTGGTGCAAAGTGAAAATCGGCGTCGCCAAAGGTAAAAAACAGCACGATAAACGTTCAGATATCAAAGAACGCGAATGGCAGGTGGATAAAGCACGTATCATGAAAAACGCCCACCGTTAAACCTGCACTCCAATTATTGACCAGTTCCTCACCGCGCCTCCCTCTCCGGCGGCGCGAATGAACATCTTATTGGCTATCACATCCGACACAAATGTTGCCATCCCATTGCTTAATCGAATAAAAATCAGGCTACATGGGTGCTAAATCTTTAACGATAACGCCATTGAGGCTGGTCATGGCGCTCATAAATCTGGTATACTTACCTTTACACATTGGGGCTGATTCTGGATTCGACGGGATTTGCGAAACCCAAGGTGCATGCCGAGGGGCGGTTGGCCTCGTAAAAAGCCGCAAAAAATAGTCGCAAACGACGAAAACTACGCTTTAGCAGCTTAATAACCTGCTTAGAGCCCTCTCTCCCTAGCCTCCGCTCTTAGGACGGGGATCAAGAGAGGTCAAACCCAAAAGAGATCGCGTGGAAGCCCTGCCTGGGGTTGAAGCGTTAAAACTTAATCAGGCTAGTTTGTTAGTGGCGTGTCCGTCCGCAGCTGGCAAGCGAATGTAAAGACTGACTAAGCATGTAGTACCGAGGATGTAGGAATTTCGGACGCGGGTTCAACTCCCGCCAGCTCCACCAAATAAATCAAGGGGTTACGTGAAAGCGTAGCCCCTTTTTCTTTGGTAGTGGCGGCAAAATGGCGACAAACTTTTGCGTCTATCTTGCCTGTCGCCATCTTGAAATCATGCAAAGAGGTTTCACATGGAAGAACTTCACTTTGTTTACATCAATGCAAATGGTCGTATCGGTGTTCACTCTATACAGGGCATCAGTTATAGCGAAAATCATATACAGGGCATTTGTAAGAACACCGATCGAATAAAAACCTTCCGAAAAGACCGCATTCTTAAACAGTACGATTCACCAGAACAAGCCATTCAGGAATGCGCGTCATTCCTCCCCGAAAACTACTCACATCTCACTAAGCAGTCTGGTCCGAAAAAAAATACATTCGATGTGTGTTTCACCGGATTTAAGAAAGCAGATAAAGAAAGATTGGTTGATAAGGCGAATGAACAAGGATTAACGGTAAGAACCTCTGTAACCCAAAGCCTTCAGATGCTCTGTTGCGGTTACAATGCAGGCCCATCAAAAGTATCGGCAGCCAGGATGAAAGGCACAATCATCATAGATGAGCCTGGCTTTATACATTTTCTTGAAACGGGTGAGATCCCAGATGAATAAAACCCTGCCGTAGCAGGTTCTCTTTCTCAAAAATTCATATGCCCCTGACCACCTGGCAATGGATGTGGAGGAGCAGTAGCAATCAGTGCGGGTGTCACAATAAACCGGACCACTGTTTCATGGGTAACAAAAGTGCTCCCGCAGTTAATATTTTGGCACTGGCAGTAACGCTCTTTGGTGCTTTCAGTTACTTGAAAACTGCTCCTTGTGTGTGCCGCATGACCACACTTTGGACAATTCATCATATCCAGATCCCTACCTTTGCTATCAGAATCATTGTAATGATACACAAAATACCAATATTGAGAACCTTTTATTCCATTTCAAGATCATCAATCTTCACTTCGAGTTCAATACTGGTTGTAAAACCGTTATCCGGGCTGACGGTATGTGTCAGAGTCGTAATGGTCCATTCCGCATCATCTATCGGCTGTTTAAAACCACTGACTTTCACTGGCATTTCCGTGTAGAGATCTGCCCGACCTTCCGCCAGTTGTAGCGAGAATGACGCAACGCCGCGTTGCAGGCGTTCCCACTGCATTTTCGCTGCCCGTTCAGCGTTGCTCCGGTTGGCATAAGTGCGATTAAGTACCAGCACGTTTTCATCCGTACCCACCAGGTAATCGCCCTGCTTCGCTTCCGGCTCTTTCTTCTGATTCTTAGTCCTGCGCTTACGCTTCACCGTTGTGCTTTCTTTCTTCGCGGGTTCGCGGGTATGCAACCAACTGGCAATTACGCCCGTATAGGCTCCGCGATCTGCCAGGGTAAAGCGGTGACTGTCGCCGTCCTTACGTGTGATAGTGATCACCGGTAGTGGTTTACCGCTGGCACTTTTACCCTGTCCCTGCCGGATGAATAACAGATTGCCATTTTTCACCGACGCAATAGCACCGTACTGGCGCGCCAGCCGCATCAAAAAACTGCCGTCACTCTCATTAGTCTGGTCTATATGCTCCACGGGTTTATCCGACAAGTCTTTAGCCAGTGCCATCTTCAGTTTGTGCCGCGCGGCTATTTCCTTCACCACTTCCCCGACCGTGGTCTTGTGCCACGACTTTTCACGGCGGGTATTCAGCGTTTCCCGAAAATCAGCACTTCGCGCCCGGATAGTCAGGCGGTCCGGTGCGCCAGTGTGTTCAATCTCGTCCACCGTGAATGCCCCTTTCGGGAAAAGCGGCTGCCCCTTCCAACCCAGCGCCAGCGTAATGACCGCACCACGGCGCGGCAGCACGATTTTTCCGTCAGCGTCGTCCAGCTCCAGATCAAGCTGGTCCGCTTCAAAGCCCCGGTTATCCGTCAGCGTAAGCCCCATCAGGCGGTTGTCCAGCACAGTAGTGATATCCCTGCCCTCAATACTGATGCTGAATGCGGGAGTTTTGTTGCCCTTATTAAGCAGTTCAGAGCTGAAATTCACGACAGCAGCCCTCCCACCGTTTTACTGATATCGCTTAAAGCAGATGTTGCCGTTTCCTGCAGATTATTCAGTTGCGCACTGAGATCACCGAACATATCGGACAGGGATTCATCCACTCGTTTGAGCGACAGGGTGAACTCAATCCGGCGCGGCATACCGTCGCGGAAAAACTCCGTTTTAGTCTGATTCAGTCCCTCAATCACATACATGCCGTAAATCGTGCCGCTGCCTTCAATCAGGGGCCATGCTTTCCCCTGTTCTGCCATCTGCTCCAGTGCCAGCAAAGACAGCCTGCCGCCCGTTATCTCCGGCATAAGAACGCCGGAAAGCGTCAGCATGTCGTTGTCCGGTCCCAGAAACTGCGTGGACGGACGTCGGTTTACCCGGCTGTTTGCCGCATGTCGCCAGCTGCGTTGATACTGCAGCTCCTGATACGGCACGGTGCGCAGCATAAACACGTACAATCCCAGCACCATCATCATGCGTCGTATCCCCCCTGATCGCTGTAGTTACTCCTGGCTTTTGCCTTCAGCCTGCGTTCACGTTCATCAAGCTGGCGGGCCACCTCCCGCGCAATATCCTGCGCACTTTGTCCTGGCTGTGTCTGGATGATGATCTGCGTCGGTGCTTCAATCCGGTAAATGGGCGGCACAGTAGCTGCACGACTCACCATCGCTTCACCGCCTTTTGCGGGAAGCGCCAAAGGATGCAACGGTGGAAGCTCTGCTGGCGCGGCAGCAACACCCATCATTCCGGCGACAACGGCAGCCAGTGCAGCTGTATTTCTCCGGCTGGTCACGTTTGCCGGGCCGTTAACAATTTCCGGCCCGTTTTCACCGACGATGCCAAACTGCCCGCGCGGGATATAGCCGCCGCTGTCATACATCCCCGCAAAGCCATATCCCCATGACGGAAAATCACCCGATGGCATCATCACTTTACCGTCTGCATTCACCGTCGCAGGTTGCTGACGCGTCACGCTTTCCGGCAGTTTCGCCTTTGCAGCCTCTTTACTGACAATGCCGAGTTTCTCCAGCAACCAGGAAACGCCGGATTTCAGGGAGTCCAGCGGATGCATGACCATATTCAGCCCTTCCGCCAGTGCCTCCCCGAATCGTCGCCCCATTGCCGCTGCGCTCTGCAGTTCGGCAGAGGTCGACTTAACGGGCGTCAGCAGATCAGTAAACCAGCCCCACAACGCCTGCACTTTGTCGCCAATCCACTGGAACACGGGCTTAAGCGGTTCGAATGCTGCACTGACGGGACCTGCCGCCGCTTTGAATCCTTCCACCACGCCACCAAGAAATGCGGTGATGGGTTGCCAGTATTTCCAGACAACCAGCGCCACGCCCGCCAGTGCAGTAACCACAAGACCTATCGGACTGAGCAGAGCACCTAACAGACCAGATACGGCATACAGGGCAACGCGCAGCATCGCCAGTGGACCAGATGCCAGTACTCGCAGCACCGTGCCTGCGGCGACCAGTCCACCGCGCAGTACCGCCAGAGGATTCATAAACATCACAGCAACAGCACGTAAACCGGATAATCCAGACCGCAAAAGTGCAACCGGCGCACCTGCTACAGTTTTCAGGACATTTCCCGTCAGTGATGCCGTGCGGCGCAAAGACGACAACGGCGCAGTAAGTAAACCTGCGGCGTTGCCCGATGAAGCAAGCCCGCGTCGCAGCAGTGCCAGTGGTGCGCCAGCCAGCCAGGACAACGCGCTGCTGGTTCGTGTTACTGCTGCCGTAACGGAAGGTAACATTTTGATACCCAGCACAGAGAATCCCAGACGGATCACTGCCAGCGGCCCCAGCACTGCAGCCAGCGCCACCGCTAAGGTGCCGAGGCCTACGGTAACCGCAGCCACAACAGCCGCTACTTTCATCAGTGTGCCTGTCAGTTCCGGGTTAGCTTCCACCCAGCGGCGCAACGCCCCCGTGATGCTTTTCACCGTGTACAGAATATCCATCAGCGGCTGGCGCAGCGTTTCGCCCAGGCTGCTGAAGGTGTTCTGCGCTCCGGTTTTAACCAGCAACCACTGCGCAGAAAGTGAGTCCTTGTTAATGTCGGATTCTTTCTGCATCGAACCGAGCGCATCATTGCCCGCTGTCAGTTTTAGCTGGCGCTGCAGTTCCAGCAGGTTGTTTGCCAGTTTCGCCGCATCATCGCCAAACTCTTTACCAAACAACATGGTCATGGCAGACAGGCGCTTATCCTGCGGCAGTGCGTTCACCTTCTCCAGCACGCGCTGGATGGTTCCCATCGCATCCTTCGTCATCTGCTTTTCAATCACTTCAGGATTGAGTTTCAGCAGATTCATTCCTTCAAAGAAACTCTTGCTTTGCATGGTGGCAATGGACAATTCACGCACCATCGCGTTTGCTGCACTGGCTGCAACCTCCGGCGCAGCGCCCAGTGTCAGGAAGGTGGAACCCAGCGCCGCCGCTTTACGATAATCCAGACGGTCAGCCACACCGCCCAGACGTTGCATCACATCAATGATGTCTGCCCCTTTCGACATGGCGTTATCATCCAGATAGTTCAGCGCATCGCCGAGCTGTTCAATATTGCGGGTAGGGATTTTGTAGAGCTGGGCGATTTTCCCCAGACTTTCTGACAGTTCATCCGCTGGCAACTCAAAGGCTGTTGCCGCCTTTGCTGCCGTGCTGGCGAAGGCCAGCAGGTCACGTTTCTGGTCTTCCCAGCTGTCGTCAGGGTTTGCGACGTTCATGCGCGCCCCACCTTCAACCAGTGCAGCGAAGTCCACCGCACCGTTTTCCACCGGCAACTGTTCGCTAGCAGCCTTGATGGCATCCTGCATTTCATAAAAACGTGCAGTGCGGTTGCCATTATCGTCACGCAGACCATTGACCTGCTTTGCCACACCTTTCATGGCATCTTCCATGCTGGTATAGCTTTTTACTGCCGCCATCACTGGCGCACCCATTGCCAGCCCTGCAGCCGTGGTGGTGGCTCCGGCTCCTGCAATACGATCGCGCACCTCCAGCGAACGGGCATAACTGGCACGCGCCGCATTCATCCTGCGCTGAGCTTCCCCCAGTCGCTTCAGGCGCGCCTCCTGTTTCGACAATTCCTGGTTATAACGTGATGTTTCACGGGCTAAACGGGCAGTTGCTCCCGCATCATCTTTCGCAGAAATTCCCGCCCGGTACAGTTCTGCACGCACAAGCGCCGTTTGCTTCTGCAAATATTTTTGTTGTTCTTCCAGGCGTTGGACTGCCAGCGTTTGCCGACCTAAAGCCACAAGGTGCCGTTGTGATGGTTGTTCCATCGCCTCCAGCTCAGAGCTAAGCAAATTAGCCTTCTGTCTGGCATAGTTCAGCCTGTCGCCTAACTTCTTGTTATCGGCCTGCAGCTTGCGAAATTTTTCCAGGCTGTTACCCGCCTGATTGAGTTGCTTTAATGCGTCACGGGAGTTTCTGATTGCGCCAGCCAGCTCTTTCGAACTGGCCTGTGCAGCACGGAATGGGCGGGTGAGTTTGTCAACCGCATTAAGAATGACCTGCAGGCGCAGGTTGTTATCACTCATCGTTGGCCCCGCTTCTCTGAATCGCTTTATACCGCCATTCCAGCACTTCGGTCAGCGGCATAACGTCAGTAACGGATGGCGGCCAGTGAAAAATGGTGGCGATATCTGCCACCAGATCGTCAACCGTCAGGCTGTCGGTAAACCGGCAAGCACCGACTTCTTCAACAAAAAAGTGACAACCTCAACCGACATGGCAGTGAGGTCTGCCGGGTCCATCTCTGCAATTTCCTGTGCAGTCAGTGCCGGACTGGAAATGCGGGGGATCACGGTCATCATCGCGTTCACATCCATATCCATAATGGCCTGCAGGCGTGTACCGCGCAGCGCACCGGACTGCGGTTTACGCAGCACAATTTCGGTAATTTCTGTTTTACCGCGCATGATGGGGGTGTCCAGTTGAATGGTCTTTTCAGTCTGCTTATCGCTCATTTTGCTGTCCTGTAAATTGGGTTCTGGCGCGGTATCCCGCGCCGTTCAGATACATCAGAGGCCAAGGGCGTTGCGGTGCGCTTCCATCAGGTCCACACCGTCCACAATTTCCACCATGTTTATAAGGTCCACTTCATAGAGCACCTCACCATTGATAGTCAGCTTCGCGTAGCTGTTGGTACTGGTCACTTTGGTGGTGTTGCTTTCGCCCGTCTTCCACTCGCCGGAGTCCACTTCTTTGTGACGTCCACGCACCACAAGCTCCACGGACTGTACTTCCCCGGTATCATCACGCTGGATAGAGCCGGTAAAGCGCAACTGGATGCCATCCACCGTGGCTTTGCCCATCTGTTTAAACAGCAGCAGTTCAGTACCACCAATGGAAAATTCTGTGTCCAGCGCACTGTCATCAAGCCCCAGATCCACATCCACTGCACCCGGCATTCCGCCGCCGCGATACTTCTCATATTTGCGGGTGAATTTCGGCAGCGTCAGCGACTCAACGATCCCCTGCCAGTTGTTCCCGTCGTTAAACAGGTTCAGGTGTTTTAATTTGCGTGGTAAAGCCATGTTGTCCCCTTACGCGCTAACCTGGCTGGCAAAATTCACCAGGTACTGATCGGTGATGCGCTGGCGCAGCATCAGATTTTCAAGTGGCGGCACTGGCGTGTAGTCATAGTCGATGGTGAGTTTTCCGGCTTTCAGCGTGTCTTTGTCGTTCACCGACTCATCCAGCCAGCAATCACCACCAATGAGATACCCCTGACTGACCAGGCTGCGCATTTTGGCGCGGATACCTTCGATAATGTCGCGGGCCAGCGACGGATTCAGCGGTTTGTCCACCGCCCACATGTGCGCTTCTGCCATTGTGTCCGTCAGCACCTGCGCCGTGCGGGTGTAGTTTTCGAAGGCAAAGAGCGGATCATCGCTCAGACAGCGGGAACCCCAGAAGCGGAAACCGTCCTTGCGCACAAGCGTGGTGACGTCGTTCTGGTTCAGCAGACCTGCATCGGTTGCCGGGTCCTGCAGATCCCAGAACACATCTGCAGAAATTCCGGTGACACCGTTCACGCCCACGTTAGACAGGCTTTTGTGCCATCCGGTCTGCTCGTCAATTTTGGCGCGCAGACCAAGCGCACGGGCGGTGGCATAAGCCGTTGCTTCGGCATTCAGCACCGTGTCCCAGCCAGTAAAGTCAGGCCAGATCAGCATCCCTTCGCGCTGGCTGAAGTTTTCACGGTAAGTGATTGCTTCCTGCACCGTCTTGCAACCATACGCTGACAGGTAGGCAAACCCACGCAGGCTTTGCGCCACGCTCAGCAACTCAGTCGCAACGGCTTTGTTATCGTGACCAGGTACGCCGAGAATGCGCGGTTTAACGCCGAGCTGTGTCTGGGCAGATAACAGGGCTTTCATGCCTGTTTTTTTACCTTCAGCAGTCACTGCGCCGATGATATTGGTCGTGGTTTCTTCTTCCGTTTCCCCCTGCGGCACACGCACAACAACGGTCACGGGTTTTGCCTGGTCAGCGATGGCATCCAGCGAACGGGCCAGCGTGCCGGACTCACCCGCTTTACCGCTGGCAGTCAGCACATCAGTGATCAGCACGGGTTTATTAAGAGGAAACATTTTTGCATCGGCATCATCGCCCGTGCAGACCATACCCACGATGGCGGTGCTCACCGTGGTAATGGATCGGGTGCCTTCGTTGACTTCAACAACGCGCACCCCGTGGTGGTAATCCTGAGCCATAAGGCAGTCTCTCCGGTAGTAGAGGGGGTCTGCCTATGTTCTGGTTGATACGAGCAGGATGCACGTTATGTGGTTTGTATGAAAAATGGCACAACGGCGGATACAGGAATCCCCGCAGACGCGGGGATGTATTCAGACTTCTGGTGATAAAGGCCAGACTATATCCGGGGCATCACTTACATTAATATTTTCAAGTAACTCAAGATAATCCAGCATCGCATTAAATCTGGTTGTCTCCATTTCGTTCAGCCTGCCAAGCTGTAATTTTGATGGCCATTGTTTTTCATTAATCAGGTTGTTAGCCTCATTAATGCGCATCTGTTTCATCATTTCTGCCTGTTCCACCTGTTCCTCATGGGTCAATGGTGGACGTTCTTCCCATGATGGCTGGTTATCAGTGCCTGCAACCATTTTGTACCCTTCCCGATAACCAAGATAAAACTCCTGATAGACTGCATCACTTACCTCAATACTGTCATCCGGCCACGCATCGATAGCATCGTAATAATCAGATTTCAGTTCACTGTTATAAAATGCATTTCTTGATGGACTGTAAAAATAACTCATCAGACCCCCTCCGCAATAAACCCAATATTCCATCCACCGTTATCTCCGGTGATGCTCAGAGTAAAGCCAGTTGCAGTAATAGCTGTAATGGCGACACCCTCAACACTCCCACCGTGTGACGAACGGAAAACGGGGATCACGTACCAGCACTGACGGGCAAATGGTGTCGGAAAATTCACCTGATACTCTTTATTCACCACACCAGTTGCCCCGGAAAAATAACTGTTAAAAAACTGCTTCAGCACACCGCCAGTTATTCGGTGATAATTGCTGCCAAATGAAAATTCATCTTCACAAACCCCCCGACGCCATAGTGTTGTATTGTCTTTAACCGTATCAGAGCCGCTGAAACGGTGATACATTTCCCCTGCTCCGGTGATGAAAATCTGCGCGCGTCTGTTCTTGTTATATGCAGCCTGAAAACCTGCACCATTCGATGGCACTTCATCTGCATTACCTGAATATGCAAGAAACTGTGAAACCTCACCCATTTCGTAGTTATTATTGCTACCGATTCCGTATGCTCCCTGTTGCAGAGCACTTTCAGCCTTATCAACCGTCGGTTTAAGTCCCAGATTCTGAATAAACAAAGTCGGGTCAGGAATATCAGCACCATTGCGGTCCTTTGCCAGTCTCGCGCTGGCGTTGTCCATCGCAATTTTTACCGCTTTCAATGTCGCCGCAACATTTTCTGACACGCTGTTTACATCGTTCCCCAGTTGCACCATTCCTTTAACACTCACTGATGCTTCTGGATAATGTGCACTGGTGAACACCTGATTCCACGGTGTTTCATCATCGGCAATTTTCGATAACATGCTGAATCGACAGTACATCTTGCCATCATTAGCGACATAAATCTGTGCACGTCGATTGTCGTTGTAACAGGCCTGGAAACCAGCACCATGTGTTGGCACTTCTGGATAGCCGACAGCTGTACCATAAGCAAAAAATTGCGATTTGGTTCCCATGGTTTTCAGATAAGCCAGGCCAATTCCATAATCTCCTGGCTGAATCGCTGATGCAGCTTTATCAACAGTCGTTTTCAATCCCAGATTCTGAACAAACAGTGCCGGATTGGGAATATCAGAACCATTGCGGTCTTTTGCCAGTCTGGCGCTGGCATTATCCATCGCTATTTTCACTGCTTTTGGCGTTGCAGCGACTGTTTCATCATTGCTTTCCACACCGCTATACAGACGTACAAATCCCTTTTCTGTCAAAGACGCAGAAGGATGGCGGCGCGATTGCTCATGAATTTCTATTTGTTGATCTACATAATGACGGGTTGCCAGCACGACAGCAGGGTCGATTTTCAGGGTGATATTGTCCGTACTGCTGGTAATCAGCCCCATGCGCACGGTCTGGGTGCGCCCGCTGCCTTCAGCCAGTTGTGGCTTATAGCTTTCCGGGCAGTTGCCCACCGCAATCAATGCCCCGGACTCATCAAACAGGCCCACTTCACGTATCCACCAACCGCCCTCGTTTTCTGGGATCACCTGTTCGGCAATAATCTGGCTGCTGTTCTGCGGGTCGATATAAAGCATATTCAGCGCAGCCCGGCGTTTCTCATTTACCAGTGCCGTCTGCTTTGCGTCCGGCGTTGGCAATACTCCACCGCCATCGCCCACCGCCATATGGGTAATTTTTAGCGGCACACCGAGCGCGGCGGCGCTGGCAAGTTTCGCCGCGCCAATATCCGTCAGCAGGGTATAAAATTTTGTGCTCATGGATTCACTCTCATTGTGTCAATAACATGGACCGCCCCGCCTTCATGCGCGGTGCCACCGGAAATAATCGTTTCGTTGATATACGGATAGATCGTGATTTCTTCGCCAAGATAGCTGGCGGCTCCCACCCAATGCGGGCCGCTGGTCTGCAGATTGATGGACATGCCGATCATGTGGCGGCTACATGGTTTGGCATCGCTTATCAGTCGCTCAAGTTCCAGATAGGTATCTTCAGTGATGCCCTGGTCCTGCACGCCGATATCCAGGCGAAACGTGCCCGGTGTTTCTCCGGTCTGCCACCACTCAATAATGCGGATCAGGAATCCGAACGGCTCCACCACCCGCCGCACGGCACTGGTGGTCCCTTTATGCTGATGAATATAAAAAGCATCCTTCACCACCTGGCGCTTGACGCTTTCTGTCCAGCCCTCGTCCCAGCGATCCACAGAGAACGCCCAGGCGAGATAAGGCAGGAAACTGACCGGACAGGTTGCCGGATTCCACAAATCACGAAGCGGCACCTGCAGATCAGAAATCCCGCTGCAGGTTTGCGCCAGTCGGCGCTCCAGTGGTGTTGAACCCGGTGGCAGCAGACTATTCATCCGTTCCTCCGTTGGTTACGCTCCACTGCGTACATGATGCCGCCTGTGTTTTGTTCAGGACCACATCCGCCAGAGGAGAAGCCAGCTCCACACGCTGCACCCCCTCAACATGCAGGGCGGCAAAGATGGCGCTACGGCGAATATCCCGACCAAGACGCGTCTGACTGGCGATGTACTTCTGCAGGCTGGCTTTTGCCGCTGCCATTACCGGCTCTGCTTCCGGTCCAGGATAGAGAAAAATGGTGGCTTCCACGCGATACGGGATGATTTCTGCGCTGCGAACCGTAAGACGGTCAGCCACCGGGCGGACGTTCTCACTGTTCAGAGCTTTTTCCACCACGTCCAGCAGGTCTTTTTCTGCAGTTCCATCGCCTTCGCGGCTAAGGACAGTCAGCACCACCTCTGCAGGTGCCGGGCTGGTTGCACTGGCATCCGCCACCCGACCGTCGGCGCTTCGGGCATGAAATTCATAAGCTGCAGTTGGCCCCGCAACAGAAAGCCCTTCAAAGGCTGCAGGCACACGCAGGCGCAACGCTTCATCGCTTTCCATCACAGCTGCAACGGGCGGCACAGCATCATTATCAGCAGGCGTCACCGTCAGGCGTGTCACGTTGTAGTTGGCAGCGAGCTGGTCAAGATCGCCGCCCATCGCGTAAGCCACCATCACCGCCTGCGCGGCTTCGTTAATGCGCTGGCGCAGAAGCAACTCACGGTAAGCGTTCTCCTGCAACAATTTAGTGGCGGGTTCAGATTCCAGTTCCAGCGTGCGGATCACTGCTTCCTGCTCATCTTTCGGATGAAGCGCCACAAATTCTGCCTTGCGTTCGGCAAGCAGCGTCTCAAAGTCCGGCACATCCACAATCTGCGGTGCAGGCAACTGCGAAAGGTCAATCAATGCCATTCTCTGCTCCTGTTGATACGGAAAGGGACACAGGCACACCGTTATTCCGCCGCCCGGTCAGCTCCACCACCATTGAACCGTCAAAATTGCTGTTGATGGTGATGGAATCCAGCGTCAACCGTGGCTCCCAGCGACTCAGCGCCACATACACTGCCGACATGACCTGCAGGCGTAATGCCGGATTTTGTGGCTGATCTATCAGTGCCGACAGCAGGGAACCATATTCCCGGCGGGCAATACGGCTACCCTGCGGTGTCAGCAGAATGTCCCGCACCGACTGGCGCAGATGATCAATATCAGTAATGACTTTGCCGCTGGTATTGTTCATCCCGCTATAAAGCGTCATACCGGGCCTCCGGTTGTATCGCCGCCTTTCAGGACGCCAGTATGCTGATGCGCATCAACCACGATCCCGTTAGAACTCATCGCTCCGCCGCCCTGGGTAACGCCACCATTGATCACCACTTCGCTGTTAATGCGCGTGCGGTCAGCCTCCAGTACAAACTCACTGGTTTTCATGGTGATGTTGTCAGCAGCCTCAATGACCATTGATTTGATGCCCCTGACATACCAGCGCCCGGTGGCGGGTTCGTATTCAAACCAGCCACCGTCAGGATGTTCTGTCACGCAGGCGTCCGCCGACGTCGACGGTGGTGCGAACTGATTCGAATAGACAGCGGGCAGCGCAAAGGCGGTTTCCAGATTGCCGCCCAGACTCAGCAGCACCACCTGCTCACCTTCCGATGGTCGCCACCATGTACGGGCATTCCCGGCACGCAGCGTCAGCCAGCTGATCCAGTTGGTTTCAAGCTCGCCCGTTTTCACCCGGCAAAGCCAGTTTTCCCTGTCCACTTCGGTGACTACCCCTGTGCGGATCAGGTTGGTGATAAGGCGCATGATTTCGGTTAATTGTGCGTTCATAGGGAAAGGTTGCCATCAGGGGAAGAAAGGCGGCAGTGCTGCAACTTGTATCAGTGCTGATACAAAGATCCCCCCGCCAGCCATTGCAGAATCATGTCGCGGGTCATTGCCTCAACATCATCATTTACACCCAGAAGGCGACGCTCTGCGTAACGCACCTCCGGTCCCTTACGACTGACGCGATCTCGCAGGCCGTAATGGTGAACGCGGGCAATGCGCTGCACCTTGCCTTCAAACTGCACGCTGGCAGAGTCGGCGCTGGCGGAAGTTTTCAGGTATTTTGTGGTGCGCAGCTTTGCAAACATCTGACGTTTGATACGGCCTTTTTTACTGCGTGCTGTTACCCGTCGCGGTTCATAACTGCTGCCATCTGGATTGCGCTGCATTCTGATATTTTGCTGCTGTGTCCGGCGTAGTTCCTGCGCCAGCTGGCGCATCATGCGGCTTCTTGCGGCTGGCTCCAGATTCGCCAGCAAGGCACTCAGCCAGTCGTCCACTTTCTGCAGTTCAGCCACGTTTCACCGTCCACATTTCTTCAGGTTCATCAGGTTCCGCTATAGCTTCAACGCTCGACACACTGCCGTCAGTGCTGACCAGCACACGCTCCGTCAGTTGCAGGTTGAGGCTGATATCACAGACATCGTTGCGCAGAATATCCACCTCAAAGGTGAATAGCTTTTCCCGTAACGCCGGGTTATTGATGGCATCGGGCTGGTTATCACGCAGCCACAGCAAAACCGGGGCCATCAGCAGATTCTGGTCGCCGCTGAAATCCTCAATCACCACGTTCAGGGTGTAGCGGTACTCCCATGACATGGAGCTGGCCCCCGTGGCAACCAGCGAACCGTTATCCACAAACAGATGCAGTTTGTCCGGGTTATTGCGGACATAAGGCACCGCTTTATTGAGGGCGTGGCGCAGGGATTGTGGTTTGTTCACTGTTTCGCTCCTGACACGCAATAATCATGTCCACTTTGTCTGCACAGACCGCCCAGGCGGCCTCCGTTTCATCCAGCAACGCATTCAGATCACCGTTAGTGCGCGGTGCTGCCTGCTCCAGCCGACACGGCGTCACTCGCGGACAACCACTGACGGTAAGCTGCACCTCCGGTGAGTGCCGGACGTTCCCGCAGCCGGATAATGTCAGCAGGCAAAGGAGTATCAGCCCAGTGGCGTAAATCCTCGTTCTCACGTTTCAGTTCCTCGATCCGGCGTTGTCGTTGTCTCAGCTGTGCGCTGGTCTGTTCTGCTTTGGCATAGAGCCGCGCCTGCTCCCGGTTATTGGTTTCAGTCAGAATGGACAGGCTGATAAGCTGGCTGTTGCTCTTTGCCAGTGCCTGGCTTTTGCTCTGCAGCTCGTTTGCCTGCGTGCTGATGGTCTGGCTGGCATCAGCCAGCCGCCACGTCTGCCAGCCCAGCGCCGCTAGTAATAACGCCAGCACAACCAGCAGCAACCGGTTCATGCTGCTACCTGTTGCGCCATCTGATTACGGGTGATCCAGAAGGCAATAACGGTCAGTAGATAAAAGACCAGGGTAATAGCCCACCCAGTCCATGCGAGACTTACAACAATCAGCAATCGCATCACCCAACTGATAAATACGTTTTCTTTTCGGGTAATTGTCTTCAGCAAAGATGCCCTTAACTCCTGCCAGAGCGGGCCATTCTGAATTAACGCAGCCAGTGCTACCGGAATTACCGCCCATGCCAGCAAATAGGCTACCCAAACGCCGGACGCTGCCAGTACCGGAAAGATCCCCTGCGGATACACCATTGCTGCGATTAACAGCGCCATCCATAACATCAGAAACAGTCCGCTGATTAATTTCTTTTTCATTTCAGTTTGCTCCCTGTAAACACCAGGCCATCTCCCGCGCACGGCGGTTATCCAGCCCCTGATTAAACACACCTTTTACATAAACCCAGCGCGGCAACTGTCGGCACGCATCCGCCCAGCGCCGCTGATTGAGCAATTTCACCAGCGTGGAGCTGCAGGCATTGCCTGTCCCCACGTTGAAGGCAAACGACACCACCGAGTCATACACCTTTTGTGGCGGCTGTTGCTTCACACATCTTTCCAGCGCCCGCTCCACACGCAGCACGTTGGAGATAAGCCCTTCTGCTGCCTGTCGTTCCGTAATGGTTTTGCCGGGAATGACGCCCGACGTATTACCAATGCCGTCAGTCCATACACCCGCGCTGCACTGATACGGCTGCAGACGACAGCCTTCGTAATCGGCAATCAGTTTCAGTCCCTCCACGGAGGTGTGAAGCTGCTGAAAACCCGGCAGCGTGGCAGCAATAGCCAGCACGGTCCCGACAAGGCAGCGTTTAACGATTGATGGATTCATAGTCCTCCCGCGTGATCTGCCCGTCGCGCAGAAGCTGGTAGGCTTTGTGTTTGTAGTACCAGTTGATAGCCAGCATCAGCACACCGATCATCAGGCCGCCCAGCGTTGAGGCATCCTTGATGGACAAATCGCCCAGCCAGGCCAGCACGACGGCGATGCAATACGTGATAAAGGCGCTGATTCGCTCAAGCGTCATAATTCAGTCCCATAGCTGGACGGTCTGCACGGTGGTGGTTGTCGGAATGTCCGGCAGCTCCACCTGCAGCCCGTGAGGTAAAAAGGGGCCATATTCGGCAAGCCCCGGATTTGCCTTCAGTACCTGCTCCGTGACACCCTGCGTGCGCCCGTAATGACGCCAGCAAAGCGCGTCCACCGTGTCATACTGATGCGCACGCACTTTCATCAGATAAGCTCCACTGTGCAGTGCGGCGCATCCTGTACCCGGCTGATGGCCCAGCGGGCGTCACGCCACAAATCACCGCTGGCTTCCGCCAGTTCCTCGCCCCGCTTCACACCAGACGCCGTGGCGTCATAGTCCTGGTAACGTTCGTTGAGCATGGCGCGTGCCCAGCAGTAAACCGCGTTGAAATAGTGCTGAATGCGCTCACTTTTGCCGTCCAGTTGTTCCGCCGGAACCTCTGCCAGCGAGGCATATCCCAGCATCTGCTGGCGTCTGCGAAACTCATACAGTTCTGCGTTGACCTCCGAAATTGCCGACAGCGCAACCTGCTTTAAACGCGGCTGCGTCACCGTGCCGTCAGTGCGCATCACACTGCGAAACTCCGACAGGTCCACATCAGGCCAGAACGGCGTATTTCTGATGATTTCCGCCTGTTCCGGTGCCTGTTCTGGTGCAACAAACTTCATGCTGCTTTCTCCTGAAATAGAGGGCGGTGGACGGAGTTTTGATGTGGCTGTGCCTTTCGCCACCCCGTGCCGCCCGTGCGCGGGGGCACGTTCTGTCAGCGGCTGTCATTGCGCAGTCTGCGCTCCAGCTGCTGTTTGTCTTTTTTCACGCCACAGCGGGGATCGAGCTGCAACGCATGGTTGAGATGGTTAAGGGCGGAAGCCGGATTGCTTTCACTCAGGACAGCGCCAATCGCTTTATGCAGACGCGCCCGTGACTGGTCCGGCATATCCAGACCGTCTGTCAGCTCCAGCGTCTGCAGCAACAGATCGGCATCAAAGCCGGTGGCGGCAAGCATTGCGCTCTGCGCCGCGTCTGCCATTTCCTCTGCCAGCACGGTCTGCACATTGCGATTACCCAGCGGCATCACCCAGCCATGACGCAGGGCGTGACGCCCGATCTCCAGCGCCCCGGCATAATCTCCGGCATCAATGCGCCACAGCATCACGTACATCAGCACGTCATCCTGTTGAGCGCCTCCGGCAGCCAGGACACCCTCCGCCCAGGCGGCGTACTTCGGCAGCAGCTCCACCTTGATTTCCGCTTTTTTGACCGTGGACTGAACGCCCTTGAGACGGCGGCGGTCTTCCGCCAGTTGCAGCAGCATCAGGTCATAGCCCGACGCGTGGCGAACGCTGCCGCCCTCGCGGGCGGCCTGTTCAGCCTGAACGCGCAGGCGATGCTGCCGTGCGGGACTCAGGCTCATGAATTACGCTCCGGTTTCTGCTGCTGCGGCGCTGAAGTCGCCAATCTGGATGTTTTCCACCAGTGCGGCGCAGCGGTAGTCCTCAACCACATAGGCTTCGTTAACGGATTCAAAGTTTTCAATCCGGTCACGTTTCGGGTTGTCGATAACTGAGCGGCGGCGGGTGTCTTCCTGCCAGTAGATGGACAGGTTATCCAGACGGGTGATCAGCAGTGCATTCGGCGGGAAGAACGGCGCACGCACGGCCTGCAGGCCACCCATGCGTTTCTGACTGATGATCATATCGGCAGCCAGTTTTTCACTGTTTTCCTGCTCTTTGTTGACCAGCGGGAAATACTTGTCAGACAGCAGTTCACGACCGCAAATCACCACCAGATCGTCATCGTCCTGGTAGACCACATCGATAAGCTCATTGACGGCATCCATCACCACGGCGTCCAGGTTGGCATATTCGCCACCTTTCCCGACTTTCACCGCACCCGGTGTGGTTTCACCGCCCGTGGTGGTGCTGCCCATGACGTGATCCGGTGCATCTTCACGGATTTTCTGCAGCCAGCCTTTGTTCACATCCTGCAGCAGCGGGTTTTCGCTACGGTTGGAGGTTTTCGCACGCTTCACGCCGTTAAAGCCGATCATGATGCGGTCCAGAGCCTGACGTTTCACGATGGCGTCACGGATGCGCACCTGGAAATCCTGAAACTTCGCCCACAGGTCCAGCTTCGCGTAGGTCAGCACCGTGTCAAAGTTGGTCTGCTCGCATTTATATTCCACATCGACCATCAGCGTCGGATCGACAGGTTCACGCTCTTTCGCGGTGGTGTCAGTGGTTCCGGCAATGGTGCTGCCAACTCCCAGCCCCAGCAGCTGACCGGACTGCTCAGTCACTGGCGTGACGTTAATCAGCGTCAGGAAAGCGGCGGACTGCTGGATCTGGTCTTCCAGCGTCTGCTGCACAGACGGCTCCACGGTGAACTTGCTGGACAGTTCTTCAACTGCCACACCGTTCAGACGCGCCAGCTGCTGCAGGTAAGCGTTAAAAGCAAAGCGGGTATTCTTCTTCATCGGGTTTTGTGCTCCATCAGCAATTGGTCAGAGTGTCAGCGGGGGCGTTACCGCCTGTTGCACGCTGGCGGTAGTCCTGGCGACTGTCTTCATGACTCAGCTTGTCCACCAGTTCGTTAAAGGCGGTTTGCTGTGCCTGCAGGGCAGTCTCCAGCTCAGACAGGCGTTCTTCCTGCTCAGACAGGGATTTTTCGGTGCGTGCGCTCAGGTTCTGCTGCTCAGTGGCGACCAGCTCCACGGCCTTATGCACATCAGAGAACCGGGCGTCATCGGACTGCTCTTTTTTGGTAAACAGCGCCGTGACGCGGGCAAACAGGGACGGTTTGTCGTCCTGGATTTCTTCCAGTTCGATCACCGTTTCCTCTGCAGCGGTAAAGAGATTGGCAGGATTCTGCTTGCGGTTTGCCAGCGGGTTATGGGCTGCACTGGCGCTGAATGTCAGCATTTCCGTACCCAGACTGGCAGGGTCATCAGTGGCAGCCAGGCCGACCAGATAGGCTTTGCCCGTATCAGCGAACTTCGGGCTGACTTCCATAGAGGTGAATAATTTCTGGCCTTTTTTCACCAGTTCCACCAGGGACTCCGTTGGCTCAACGTCGGCATACAGCGCCATCTTGCCTGCCAGCGGACCTTCCGTGATTTCTTCAGCAAACAGCGCCGTCACCTTGCCGTAGCGGTTAAAGGTGCTGTCCGGCAGATAAGACTTGATGTGCTCAAGGTTAATCAGCGCGGTATACACCGCCGGGTTGTAGCTGGCTGCCATCTGTTCCAGCCATTCACGCTGGATTTCGCGTCCGTCGGTGGTGGCACCTTCCACCCCGATGCGAAAACGCTTTGCTTTCACTGTCATGAGCCGTGCTCCGTTAGAAAAAACTTACTGGAGCCTTATGGTTGCGGTGATGGGGGCAGTGAAACAATGCGCGGTATTTGTACCGACAACCACACAAACCGCAGGCGGGGAAAGCCTTCATTCAAGGCTGTAGGTTTGTGCCATGAACACCACACTGACACCCGCAGATCTCGATCCCCGTCGGCAGGCCATGCTGCTGTACTTTCAGGGATACCGCGTAGCCCGCATTGCTGAAATGCTGGGCGAGAAAGTTGCAACCGTTCACAGCTGGAAAAAACGCGACAAGTGGGGTGACTATGGGCCGCTGGATCAGATGCAGCTCACCACCGCCGCACGCTACTGCCAGCTCATTATGAAGGAGCACAAAGAAGGGAAAGATTTCAAAGAGATTGACCTGCTGGCGCGCCAGTCGGAGCGCCATGCGCGGATCGGCAAGTTTAACAATGGCGGCAACGAAGCCGACTTAAACCCTAACGTCGCCAACCGCAACAAAGGCCCGCGCCGTCAGCCGGAAAAGAACGTTTTCACCGATGAACAGATTGAGAAGCTGGAAGAAATCTTTTATTCCTCCATGTTCAACTACCAGCGCCACTGGTGGGAAGCCGGAAAAACCAACCGCATCCGCAACCTGCTGAAGTCACGCCAGATCGGCGCGACCTTTTACTTTGCCCGTGAAGCCCTGATTGACGCCCTGCTTACCGGACGTAACCAGATTTTCCTTTCTGCCAGTAAGGCACAGGCGCACGTCTTTAAGCAGTACATCATCGACTTTGCCAAAGAAGTTGAGGTGGAGCTGAAAGGCGATCCTATGGTGCTACCTAATGGCGCAGCATTGTACTTTCTCGGCACCAACGCCCGTACGGCGCAGAGCTACCACGGCAACCTGTACCTTGATGAATATTTCTGGATACCGAAATTCCAGGAACTGCGCAAAGTTGCCTCCGGGATGGCCATTCACAAGAAATGGCGACAAACCTACTTTTCCACGCCGTCCAGCCTGACCCACAGTGCCTATCCGTTCTGGTCCGGTGCGCTGTTTAACCGGGGCCGCGCCAAAGCGGACAAGGTGGATATTGACCTGACCCACAGCAATCTTGCGCGCGGCCTGCTCTGCCCTGACGGACAGTACCGCCAGATAGTCACTGTGGAAGATGCGGTGCGCGGCGGCTGTAACCTGTTCGACCTCGACCAGTTGCGCATGGAGTACAGCCCGGACGAATACCAGAACCTACTGATGTGCGAGTTTGTGGACGATCTCGCGTCCGTGTTTCCGCTCAGCGAGCTGCAGGCGTGCATGGTGGACAGTTGGGAAGTCTGGACCGACTTTAATGCACTGGCCCTGCGCCCGTTTGGCTGGCGCGAAGTCTGGATCGGATACGACCCGGCGAAAGGCACGCAGAACGGTGACAGCGCCGGGTGCGTGGTGGTGGCACCGCCAACCGTGCCGGGCGGCAAGTTCCGCATTCTGGAGCGACACCAGTGGCGCGGGATGGACTTCCGCGCCCAGGCTGACGCCATTAAAAAACTGACGCAGCAGTACAACGTGACCTATATCGGCATCGACTCGACAGGCGTCGGTCACGGTGTCTACGAGAACGTGAAAGCGTTCTTTCCTGCCGTGCGGGAGTTTGTCTACAACCCCAACGTCAAAAACGCCCTGGTGCTCAAGGCCTACGACATCATCAGCCACCGCCGTCTGGAGTTTGACGCCGGACACACTGACATTGCGCAGTCCTTTATGGCTATCCGCCGGGCCACCACCGCCAGCGGCAACCGACCTACCTACGAAGCCAGCCGCAGCGAAGAAGCCAGCCACGCAGATTTGGCCTGGGCAACGATGCACGCACTGTTTAACGAACCGCTGCAGGGCGAAGCCGCCAATACCAGCAACATTGTGGAGATTTTCTGATGCACTCAACCCCAACTAACCTCATGACCACCGCCAGCCTGCCTGTAGATCGCCCTTTCTTTGCTTACCAGCATGAATGGAACAGCGGCGCACGCAGCAGAAACCGTGTGCTTACAAAAATGCATCAGGCTGGCGCGGATTTCTTTTTCGCCTACGAAGCCCTGAACGATGCACTGCATACCGGACGCAACCAGATTTTTCTTGGCTGCACCCCGGCATCCGCCCTGACAGTCAAAACCTATATGTCAGCCTTTATAGATCAGGCCGCAACCTGGACACACCTTGGGAAAATAAAATCAGGTAAAGCGCATCTGGAACTACCTAACGGTGCGGTCATTTATTTTATCGGGCCGAAAAGTCTCGCCGCCGCGCTCCATGGAAACGTCTATGTGTCAGAGTATGCCTGGGCGGACTCCCCGAAAAATATGATTGCGCTCGCCAAAAGCCTGTCCATGCACGCGCGCTATCACGCTACCTACTACACCCCCCCAAGCCCCAGCCCGGAAGCATGGCGGGAATACAAGAAGCTGATTGCCCGCAACAGCACAACCAGCATGATTTTTACCGCTGATGACGCTGCAGCATCCGGGGCAACGCTCGCAACCGGAGCCGCGCTCTTTGATGATGAATGGCTTAATGACATGAAAAAAGAGTTATCAGCAGAGGACTGGAAAATGCTGTTTATGTGCGAATGGCCCCAGACTGACAAGGAGCAGGCGGCATGAGCAAACGTAAAAACAAGAATAACCGCGCAGCAGTATATCACAACGCAAATTCAGGCGGTGCTGCGGCAGAGGCGTTCAGCTTTGGCGACCCGGTGCCGGTGTTAGACCGACGCGAATTGCTGGACTACGTGGAATGCGTGCAGATGGATCGCTGGTATGAACCGCCGGTGAGCTTTGACGGACTGGCGCGGACCTATCGCGCCGCCGTGCATCACAGCTCACCGATTGCCGTTAAGCGTGACATTCTCAGCAGTACCTATATCCCGCACCGCCTGCTCAGCCAGCAGGCTTTTGCCCGTTTCGTCCAGGATTATCTGGTGTTCGGTAACGCCTATCTGGAAAAGCGCACCAACCGGGTCGGCGGCGTTCTCTCGCTGGAGCCAGCACTGGCGAAGTACACACGGCGCGGCGTGGATCTCGACACCTACTGGTTTGTGCAGTATGGCATGACCACGCAGCCCTATGAATTTACGCAGGGCAACATCTTTCATCTGCTGGAACCGGATATTAATCAGGAGATTTACGGGCTGCCCGGCTATCTCTCCGCCATCCCGTCAACCCTGCTCAACGAGTCAGCAACGCTGTTTCGCCGGAAGTATTACATCAACGGCAGCCACGCGGGTTTCATCATGTACATGACCGACGCAGCACAGAATCAGGAGGACGTGAACAATATCCGCCAGGCAATGAAAAGCGCCAAAGGGCCGGGCAACTTCCGCAACCTGTTTATGTATTCGCCCAACGGTAAAAAGGACGGCATCCAGATAATCCCGTTGTCGGAAGTTGCAGCAAAGGATGAATTTCTGAACATCAAGAACGTGAGCCGTGATGACATGATGGCTGCTCACCGCGTGCCGCCGCAGATGATGGGCATCATTCCCAACAATACCGGCGGCTTTGGTGATGTGGAAAAGGCCAGCCGCGTCTTTGTCCGCAACGAGCTGATGCCGCTGCAGAAGCGACTGCAGGAGCTTAACGACTGGCTGGGCGAAGAAGTGATCCGCTTTGAGCCCTACACCTTAGATATTGAAAACTAATACAGAGAGCGCTTTGCAAAGCGCCCTCTAATTTTCATTCAATACTATCTAGGCGACTAACATTCATTTGATTGAGAAAGTCTCTATTAAAACCGAAATGATACCAGTTGCTAGTATTTCGCTGGGCCTCACCCTCTGTCAGCTTTTGAGCCAAAAGTTTACTGTCATCGATTCCGGTAATAACTGCAATACTCTTGAATCCTCTATGCTGTATTGCTCTTGTAAATAGAGGATATTTCTCATAGTGCCCGGAATACAACAACATTTGCGGGTACCAAAAAATACTGGGATTAATGAAGGATATCATAAGAGCAACAAGATCAGCTTGTTTCAAATCATCGAAAGACACATCATCTCTAGTTGCACTTTGCTTTACTAACTCAGCAACAGGGGAATACAGTCGATAGTTTTCAGGGGACAATTTACTTTGAAGGTAATCAGAGCTTAAATATAACTCACTGTAATTAGCAAACTCCATTCCCGGACTGGTTATATGATCGGGTAGCAAATAAGATGTATGCAGTAATGTATGTACATGCTGGAAAGCTTCAATTTTTATTAAAGCCGCCAAAATATATAAAAACGTTTCATACGCAAAAATCTTATGGGGCAAAAACCATATTTCATTATATGAATTTACATTTTTCGGACGATTTCTAATCGCTAACATTACTTCCATAAACTGTAATAGTGCTTTGGAAAAGTCTTCGCCCTGCGTATCACCCTCAAGTAAAACCCAGTCTGTAATGGCATCCCTAACGGCAATAAGCTCTTTATGAATTTGCAAAACTTCCGCTGCAAAATCTTCAGTAGTTGGGTTTGTTACGACTTGTAGTGAGATACAATAATTTCGGCACACCTCTAAAAATTGCCTTCTGCAATCCTTTAATGTCTGCTTTTGATTTAAGACAGCTGATTTTAAAGTTTGAAATTTTGCATGAATTTCATACGTCGGTTTTGACGTGTCTTGCTCTAAATAAACCGGAGGCTTACCTAATGGTGGCTTAGTAAATTCTGGTTTTCCATAAAGCAACCTGATTAAACGTTCCCAATTATCATTTTCTTTTTCTGGTGTTGAAAAATCAATATAGATTCTAGACTTCAGAAAGATTGGAGTATACGGCTCTCCATTATCTTTGTACTCAAATATTAATGGTATAAATTTGGACTGCGACACGGATGAATATATTTCTTGGGAAATTATCATCGACTCAACACCGACACCATCTTTTCTTAAATCGGCTTTTTCTGAGTATTTTTTATCACAAATAACTAAAACATGCGTAACCGTTTCATCTTGAACCATTCTTTCCATGTAATAATTTTTATCATCCCCTTCTTTCAAGTCATAAATATCTATGACAGTTTCAACTCCATCTGCCGCCAATCGTTCAGCTATATCTTTGATATGTTGCTGATGAGTTTTACTTGACCAACTATAGGATATAAAAACTTTTGGCTGGATCATCCTCTGCCTCCCTTAGGTTTGATGTTTGATTTATATGACAAATATTTTAACAAGTCTAGGGGTTTACCTGTTGCGCGCGCTCGTATCCCCGCCACGCCTGCCCGCTTTATGTAGTGGTTTTCATGCACCTGCATGATCTACGCAAAAGCCCGCCAGTTCTGGCGGGCCTTAGCAAAAACGATCCTCAAACGATCATGCGATCTCATGCGGCATAGACATGCACTACAGAGCTAACGCCTCGCAAGGGCTCGTTGTTCAACCTTGCTGACGCCAGAAGCAAGTTCAGACGCCAGCAACGTTTCTTAATGCAGCCAGCTGTCGTCTTCCCACACCTTCTGCATAATTTTCATCACTTGTTTTCTTTCTTCGTCCAGTTGCAGTCCGGTCAGTTCCACACCGTTAGAGCTACCTTTGCGAATGCGAATTACCGTTTTGGGATACAGGGGGCGCAGATTGCGGTAAAGCTCGGATTCAAGGGCGTCCAGGGTAGACTGGCTAATCTTCTGCTCTTTATCGATCATTATTTCAATGCGCATAAAAGTCACCTCAGCTGATGACATCCATTGAGCGGTTGTATTCGTGGGTTCTGATTTTTGCCATGAGTTCATCAGTCAATTCAGAAACCCACTGCAGAGCCAGCCCCTTCTCTTCATCACTACACTCACTAGCCGCTACAAGCTTAAGAAAAAAATCAATGCGCTGGAGCTTCAAAGACTCCAAAAAATAGTCCTGCATCTTTCCTCCTATGACACCACACGCAATGCTGTATGCATAACCACTGTTTATATTTACAGTATATAATAATCTTACTGATGTAAAACGATTTTTTACGTTCATCAGCCTGATATGCCTGGTATTATTAAGAGCACGAATTGTTAACCCGCGTAATTAATACAGGTTCCGCCACTGATCATCTTCCTGCAAACGCTGGTTCCGATAGAAGATACGCAGGCCTGCTCCTGACGGAATACTGCCTCCGCGAAGGAGTAAATCGACCTCTTTCTCGCTGCCATCAAATCCTCTGGACTTCAGCTCATACACGAGCTGCAGTCGCTGATGGTCTGTAATTCGCTGTTTGTAGTCTTTACGCCGTTTCGGTTTCACCAGGCGTAACCTTGCTGCCAGTTCCCGGCGCTCTTTTTTGCTCATACTGTGCAGGTAATCGTGCAACTCCTTGTCATCCATGCTGGTAATGTCCGTTCTGGGGTCCCCATCAGCTGATTTATCTTTCTCCTGTTGGTTCAAATTTTCAGCAAGGGGACAGTTATTGCCACGAGTCCAAGCGCCCTTGTCGGCTGCCGCCTCCTGAACGTCAACGGCCTTACGAACCATTTTCCACTTCACTGCATGAGTGCAGATCTTGCCCTCTGCAATGGGTGACCAGATGCCATAAATACGAATACCGTGATCGCCATAGGCGGTCGGCTCTTCGTTGATTTCATAAGCAGTTCTGATGAGGTGATATTTGCGGGGAACCAGTACGCCGCCCTGCTTCATGATGTAGGTGGCAAAACAACCAGCATCAGCAGCAGCCAGGATTGCATCAAGGCGCGGGTTATCCAGTACCGGCGCACCTGCTTTTTTGTCCCCCTGCTGCCTTGCCGCCTGACCAGCCAGCAATCGCAGTTCACGGTAAGCCTGACGCCCCGGAATGCCAAAGAAGCGGAATTGCTGAACACGATGCAGAGACGCCCAAGCATTAACGTATTCAGCGTTATCACGCAGGGATTTACCCGTTTCCTTGCTGATCTCGCCAGCCAGACCACGCCCGTCAATGTTCTTACTGATGTATTTCGCGATGTAGCTTGTTGGCGTACCTTTGCGCGGGTTTATCAGCTCGGACTTAAAGCGTGGTCCCGTGTTATTACCCAGCTCCTCGCGGTCTTCACGAATGGCAAACTTACGCAACAAAGCAGTAATGGCGCGGCGATCTTTTTTGCGCATAAAACACAACAGGTGCCAGTGAACTGTACCGTCGTGATGCGGCTCAGCCACCCGCACGCCATACCAGCGCAACCCGGCTTTGTGCATCGCCTTACGAAATGCAGCAAACATACCGACCAGATAATCACTGCTTTGTCTTACCGTCGCATTTGTCCAGGTTGGGTTGGGCCTGCCGTTATTTAGCGTGGAATGGAAACGTGACGGACAGGTGATGGTGTAGAAAACGGCGCAGTCACCGCGCATTTCCGCGATAAGCTCCAGACCTTTAACACAGGCCATCATCTCATTGCGGCGATGCGCAGGGTTGCTGCTGCTGGCGTTTACCACATCCTCCATGTCCAGCGTGTCGCCGTCTTCGTTCACCAGTTCATGAGAACGGAAAAACTCCAGCGACTTACGGCGCTGCTCACGTTTATGCATCACGGCTTCATAGCTGACATAAGGAGATGCTTTTTTGCTAACCAGGCAGACAGCGCGCAACTGCTCTTCCCGCCATTCGCAACGCATCTTCCATAATTTCCGATACCACCAGTCGGCGCACAACATACGCGCCAGCGAACCCGGAATGAGTTCATAGGGCACGGGTTTACGGCGGTTTCTTTTCCGACGGAGTTGCTCAAACGCAGGCGGGATAACATCCAGACGCAGGGTTTCCGCTGCCACCTTTTCCCACGTCTTGCGGATTTCTTCTGGCTTAACGTCATCGGTGGCATACAAATCACCACAAGCGGCATCAAGGCACATGCTCATATGCGCAGCAACAAGGGTAGACAGACGCTTCACCTGATCCTGACTCATTTCAGGCAGGATCAGCAGGCCGTCCAGCCCTTCATGGCTTGCCATAAAGCGAAAAGAAGTGGATAGCTGACAGTCGCGTACATGCTCCAGTCGTTCCAGACATGGCTTAATCGTCTCACGCAAATAGCGGGAATAAGCCTTTGGCCTGCCCAGGCTGCTGAAGTATTCAATACGTTGCATCAGCGGCTTGCTGATATGGGAAGGCTGGGCATTGACGTCCGCCAGAATGACCATATCTGGATTAAAACGCTGCTGCTCATGCGCCAGCTTTGCCCGGCTAATGAGTTTATCCTGCTCCATTTCGCGTTGGACAGGATCACGGGATTCATTAAAGAAATAACGCTCCCAGACCTGATCACTCAGTGCCTCGCGGCGCAGTTGTTCCAGCTCGTTATCGACAGCGTACAGAGTGATCAGGTTTGAAAGCGCAGAAACCGGCGCAACTTCCGCCGGGTCCAGATAAGGGTTAATGGCCTTTTTCGGGCTGTTCCATGAGAATGCTGCGGCGACCTCGTTAAAGCCGCTGCAGTTGTTCATATCAGCATGGCTCATGCACGCACTCCGTACACGGCAGAACTATCCACTCCACGCGAAGGATCAAATCCCACCCAGCAGCGCGGCCCGGAAACAGCGATGATTTCTGTTGCAGATTTACTCTCACCAGCTGCTACGCCGATGCTGCGTTTTGCCTTGATGTAGTGGTGAGTAAAATTGCGATACAGCGAACGGATCAGGGATGTGTCACTGTTAGAAACAATGACCGGATGTCCTTCTGATGACCGATGTTCAAGAACGGATGCCAGGTGATACTGGTCATCTTCAGTGAAACCATCAGTGTGATAGCCGGAAAACGTACCGTCATACGGCGGATCGCAATACACCACATCCCCCACCTGCAGCATCGCCAGCGTTTCATCAAAGCTCGCGCAGATAAACGTTGCCCGCTTGGCTTTCTCTGCAAATGCGCGAATTTCTTTTTCAGGGAAATACGGATTTTTATAATTACCGTAGGGAATATTGAAATGCCCGCTCTTGTTATAGCGACATAAACCACGGTAACCGTGACGATTGAGATACAGGAAATATACCGCTTTCATGAAATCAGTAATTTCAGTTGAGTAATTAAACTCCTGCCTTATGTTGTAATAAGCCACCTCCCTGTTTGCGATCTCAAATAAAACTCTGGCGCGAGATATAAACGATTCACAATCAGCGGCAACCTTTTTATAGAGGTTGATTAAATCAGGATTAATATCCGCAACCAGATAACTGGGATAATCCGTCTCCATCATCACAGCACAGGAACCCGCGAAAGGTTCAACCAGTCGCGGGCCAGCAGGAAGATGTTTTTTCAGTTCTGACATTATGGCAGTTTTATTTCCCGCCCATTTCAGGATGGTGCTCATACAGCACCTCCGTTGTAATGTTTGCCTTTCAGCTCTGCGATTTCCTGACAGGTAATGCAAAGCTGCACACCCGGAATGGCACGGCGGCGTGCTGGCGGAATTGGCGCTTCACACTCAATGCAAAGCACGCGGGACACGCCCGGCGTTTTGGCACGGGCAGCATGGATATGACGCTGGCGTTCTTCTTCAACGCGCTGCTGTACGAGATCCATTGCATCAGCCATTAGTGGATCTCCTGCGCTTCGTTCTGGATTGCTTCAGCAGTCACACGAAGCAGTTCTGCCGCTTCGACGTGGTTTAGCTGGCGGGATGTGATATGACACGCCAGGCTATCAAGGCGAGCTGCCATTGCTTCAGCCCTTGCCCGGCGTTCTTCCAGACGAGCCTCTGTCAGTAAAATATTAAGCCCTGCGTCATCCGGTCCGGTTTTGGTCGTGAGGGTTTCAATATTACGCATAATCAATTCTCCTGAATTTAGATAAAGGGATACCCGGCGGGTTTACGCCATTAATTTCATTAGTTGGTTAATTCGGCATGGTTAGCCGTCTGGGAAATAAGCTCACCACTGCACGAAAATGATTCATTGCTTTAATCAACTCCCGCTTTTCGTCAGTGGTCAGCTCATTAATGCTGATGCTATGACGTTCAGCTGGAATTTTTGCCATAAAGAATATAGCAGCCAGTGCCCGTTTATTTTGTTCGTTATTGATATCCCGTGGATCACGCATATCTTTAATAAACCGCTCAAGCTCTGACTCAATATTCAGGCCAAATACTTTCGCCCTTAACTCCGCAATGTGATTAAGTCCATTCAGGCGTTCACCGGGGCTTAATGGAACAGTCGCCGCAGCGCTTTCAATAGCCATTTATGCATCCCCACAACACATCTACTAAAAAATTTTTGATATGATCCATTACCAACATATTGATAGCTAGAAGGAATCATCAATGTTGAACCCGGTTGAAAGAGAGCGTATAGAGCAACTTGAAAACGAGATCTCCAGTCTTCGCGATGAGGTTGCTGTTCAACGAATTCTTGTTTCAGGTCTGATCCACTCCTTATTTCGAACTGACTCAGCAAATCAATCAGCATTTTTTGAGCTCCTCCGCGAAGAATTAAACAAACTTCCTTTAGGTTCGGTTAAACAACAAGAATTCACTCATCTGATACAGACACTGATAGATCGTTACCGATAAATATTTCGCCGATAACGTTCAAGAGGTGATGTCTTTATACGCATCACTTCTTGTACTTTTTCACCACGTATAAAGGTTCCATCCTTTAGCGTGAAAAAGTAGCTACCATCGCCCGACAACGACGGATAGCAACAGAGCAAATCATCTTCAGGTACTGAATAATTCTCCCCTCTGTAACGAAAGTGATAAACCACTTCATTTTCTGCCGCATACATTTGGACTTTCTCCGTTTCCTCGTGATCAATTCAGACAGCAATTCATCTTGTGAACGGCACGGATGCCAGCGTTTACCATCCTCACCCATGATCCAGCCGTGACCGTAGTGCATTGCCGGGCTTTGTTTTACCAGCAGCGATGCAAATGATGGTTCTTTCGTCAGCATAAGCACCTCACAGCAAACCGAATGAAGCACCGAGGCCAGTCACGGTATCAACTGCACTCGCCATCGCAGGATTAGCCTGTAAACGGGCCTGCAATGAAACAGCCGCCAGCGCCATCAGTCGTGTTACAGAGTTAATGCTGCTGATAGCATCACGACGACCGGCACAGGTTTTTACATCGCCAGATACCGCACCTGCAGCAACACGCCCGATCTCTGCGGTTGCACTCATGACGTAATGTGGCAGTTTCTCTTTTGCCACCTCATTAATCGGTACACATGGCAGACAATGAATCTGTGCCAGAAAACCATCTACCAGCGTTGAATCTTCAGTCAGATCGGTAAGCAGCCAGATTTCTGGTGCGGTTAATAAATGAGGCTGAGCTGGGTTCAGCTTGTTCCGCAGAATCTGCACATTCATGCCTGCACGTTCTGCCAGTTGCACCAGGTTGTGACGCAGTGCAAAAGCCCTACAGGCTTCATCGAAATGCGGATGTTTGGAAATCTTGTAATCAAACATGGTGCCCCCTTAGAAAGTTCCCATAATTGAACTTACTTACCAACAATGACGCGGAAGTTGGAATGACCGAGGGATTCACGGACCTGATCAGTTTTGTACATCAGATAACGAAGGCTTACGCGGCCTTTATTTTTTTCTTTCTTGACCATGTACTTAGCAAGTTGACCATGGTGAATTTTTTGGTAAACAGAGCCACGGGAAATGCCCTCCCACTCTGCGAACTCTGCAGGCGTAGCCATCTCTTTTGGTACACGAATTGAAATATCAGTACTCATAGTGCAGTATCTCTTACTTTGTGTGCGTGTTAGTTCGTTTTAGCTCGTCTCTTTAACTCTCATATCAAGAGACATGAAGACATTACGATCTTGATTCAAGATTGTCAAATGGAGATTACCAATGTTAAACATCAGAATGGGTTCCGATACGGGAGGTAAGGCAGCTATTGAGAGGCTGCTTGAGGCTTATGGATTCACAACTAAGCAGGCATTAAGCGAGCACCTGAATGTCTCAAAAAGTACTATGGCAAACAGAGTGTTACGTGACAGTTTTCCTGCTGACTGGATAATTCAGTGTGCACTAGAAACCGGTGTTTCGTTACTTTGGTTAGCCACAGGACAGGGAAGCATGAAAGAAGGATACGAGCCTGAGAAAAGATCTCATAACGAGAACAAACAAGCAATTAAACCGTTATCCAAACTCATAACTCCATCTATTCCTAAAGGAACCTTGGAAAATGGACAACTCAGTATTGATGAAGAGATTTTCCTAGACCACAGCATATTACCTGCAGATTATGAAGAATCGATGTTCTTAGAAACCCCTACTGATTGTTATCTCATCGATAAATCAGTTAAACAAGTCAGCAATGGATTCTGGCTTATCAATATTGATGGAATGATTATTATTGCAAAAATCATGCGGATTCCCGGCAATAAGATTGTAGTAAATCAAGATGAAGCATCTTTCGAGTGCTCTGCTGATGATGTGGAAGTTATTGGGCGTGCAGTCAAAGTAATAAAGAGTATCTAAACATGACTGTCAGAAAACAGCCAAACGGTAAATGGTTGTGCGAGTGCTATCCCAATGGACGCAATGGCAAGCGCGTGCGTAAGCAATTTGCTACGAAAGGCGAAGCCATTGCTTTTGAAAGCTTCACAATGGAAGAAGTGAACAAAAAACCATGGCTGGGGGAAAAGGAAGATCGGCGACACCTATCAGAATTAATTGAGCAGTGGTATTCCCTGTATGGTCAAACACTCGCAGACCCCAAGCGCCTCATGGCGAAACTTAGAATTATCTGTAATGGTCTAGGCGATCCCATCGCTTCAGAACTGACAGCCGGTGACTTTACGAAATACCGCGAAGCACGGTTAAAAGGTGAAGTACGAAATGAAGATGGCACGTTTATGTCGCCCGTTAAGCCCCGCACGGTAAACCTTGAACAGCGCAATCTATCATCTGTTTTTGGTACACTGAAAAAGTTGGGCCACTGGTCAGCCTCCAACCCGCTTGCTGGGCTGCCAACATTTAAAATTGCTGAGAGTGAATTGGCGTTCCTGACCCCGGAAGAAATTAAACGTCTGCTGGATGCCTGCGCCGATTCTCAAAGCTCCAGCCTGCTTTTGATTGCAAAAATATGCCTGGCCACCGGCGCACGCTGGAGCGAAGCCGAAAACCTGCAGAGTCATCAGGTATCAAAATACCGTATCACTTATACCAAGACCAAAGGCAAGAAAAACCGAACTGTGCCTATTTCTAAGGATTTATATGAAGAACTGCCTAAGAATAGGGGGAAGTTATTCACCCCATGCAGAAAAGCCTTTGAGCGTGCAGTAAAGCGGGCTGGTATCGATCTGCCAGAGGGTCAATGTACTCACGTTCTGCGTCATACATTCGCTAGCCATTTTATGATGAATGGTGGAAACATATTGGTTTTGCGGGATATCCTAGGACATTCAGATATAAAAATGACCATGGTCTATGCACACTTCGCCCCAGACCATTTAGAAGATGCCGTAACTAAAAATCCTTTATTTAATTTGAGGTAAGTAGTAATTTATGAATAGCGAACTAGAGTTACTTATAAAAATATTATTCCCTTCCCTATCTGCCATTATATCCTTATTAGGGCTTAAAACAGGGTGGACTTATAAAAAAGACAAACTATTCACATCACGTAAAAACATTAGCGAATTTTCATATCAGATGTATAAAAGCAGTGAAGATCCGACCTTCAAAAAACTGGCGGAAGATTACGGCATTGCTGCATTAACCAAAGATAACACATTGACAAAAAAACAAAGATTAATATTACTCAACACAACAAACCCCGTTAGCGATATAGATAATTATTCCAAATGTCAAAGTCTAATTTCCATTACCACCCATAAAGAAATATTCGCATGGAATAAAAAAAGATATAAATACAGCATATATAGAAAATTAATAAAAATCATAACAACTCTAATTTACTTCATGAGCAGTCTCATCGTAGCACTTCCTTTCAGTTATTCTGTTGTAGTAAGTGCTAAGATGATGGAGAAGATAAACCATCTAACTACTTGGCAATACTTTGGTTTAAGCAGCTATTTTGTGGTATCGGGAGTAGCAATATGCTTTATCTGCCTAGATAAGCTCTCCAAGATTAAGATCGCCGAGAGATTAATCGTTTCGAATAGGCGTTTAGGCGACAAATGCAGTGGCGGCACTTTGGCGGCAGAAAGTTAAAAACCCATAAAACGGACAGACACCGTATAAATCTAACCAACTGAAAATCAAAGCAAATCATTGTTTTTACAGACATTGAAATGCTATGTAGGAATTTCGGACGCGGGTTCAACTCCCGCCAGCTCCACCACTTTTTAGTTGTTTGAAGTTCAATGAAGTCTACTAAGCCCACACAGCACAAGCTCTGCGGGCTTTTTTACGTCTATTGTCGTCCAGTGAGAATTGCTGAGAACTACGAGTTATGGCACCCTGAATGGGACCCACTAAGAAGGGTCCAAAAACCGAGGGTCCCAAAATGGCAAAAATCGCTAAGAAGCTCACTGACACTGAAATCAAAAGCACCAAGCCAGCCGATAAAGAAATCAACTTGTTTGACGGTGATGGTCTGATTCTACGAATCGCTCCTTTGGCGAAAGGAGGCAAGAAAAATTGGTATTTCAGGTATGCAGTACCAGTGAGCAAGAAAAGAACCAAAATGAGCCTTGGGACATATCCTCACCTTACCCTTGCAAGAGCCAGAGCCTTACGTGATGAATATCTCTCCTTTCTGGCAAATGGTGTTGATCCCCAAATCCATAACAACGATAAGGCGAAGGCATTAAAGAGTGCTCCTGAGCACACTCTCCAAGCCGTAGCGCGGAAATGGTTAGATGAGAAGGTAAAGACATCAGGTATCTCACAAGACCATGCAGCAGACATCTGGCGCAGCTTAGAGAGAAATGTCTTTCCCGGTCTGGGTAATGTCCCTATCAATGAGATCCGACCTAAGCTCTTAAAACAACACCTTGATCCTATTGAGCAACGAGGCGTATTGGAAACTCTACGCCGTATCATTTCACGTCTGAATGAAATCTTCCGGTGGGCAGCTACTGAAGAACTTATTGAGTTCAACCCGGCTGACAACCTTGGTCAAAGATTCAGTAAACCAAAAAAGCAAAATATGCCTGCCCTTCCCCCAAGCGAATTGCCAAGGTTTATGGAATCTTTGACGAATGCGTCAATCCGGTTGGAAACACGTATGCTAATTGAATGGCAATTGTTGACATGGGTTCGTCCGGGTGAAGCCGTTCGCGCAAGGTGGTCTGATATTGATACAACCAACAGCATTTGGAACATTCCTGCTGATTTCATGAAAATGAAAAAGCTTCACAAAGTTCCTTTGAGTAAAGAAGCTTTGCGCATCCTTGAATTAATGAAATCAATAAGTGGGCATAGAGAATGGGTTTTCCCCAGCATAAAAGCGCCTCTTAATCATATGCATGAACAAACAGCCAACGCAGCTATCATCCGAATGGGGTTCGGAGGCGAGCTTGTAGCTCACGGTATGCGTTCTATTGCACGAACAGCGGCAGAGGAGTCTGGTAAATTCAGAGCTGAAGTTCTTGAGGCAGCGCTTGCCCACTCGAAAAAAGATGAAATTATCGCAGCATACAATCGTGCAGAATATCTGATAGAGCGACAGAGTTTGATGCAATGGTGGAGTGATTACGTTCAAGCTCAAAGATCAAATGCTCTGGTAGCCTAAGTATCAGAATAGCTAATATAATCCTGAAGGTAAAGAAAATGGAAACCCTATTCAAAGTTTTTGAAAAATTTAGTTCCAGACCACTTTTTTTTATTTTTTTCGGACTCTCACTTTGTGAATTTTTTCAGAAACAATCTGTTCTGATGAATCCATCAGCAGATAACATCGCGAAATTATTCGCAGCCATGATATTAGTTGTTTTTTTTACTTGGGGATTTGAATGGCTAATCTTCAAGTTCAATGTAAACCTTGAACCTCATGATCAAGGCGATATTGGACCAACAATTGGAACGGCTACTTTAGCTGTATACTTAGTTTATGCCTTTCACTTTCTCAGTGAAAATCCTGAAGCATTAAATTTAAAGTTATTAACTAACTCTGGCTTTATATACAGCACAACTCTATTATTATTCTCATTAGAATGCATGAAGCTTAGAAGACTTAAACAAAAATAAACAACATCATTGTGATGATAAATATAAAATAGGCATGGCGAAAAAAAATCACCACGCCTAAAATATAATAATTATGGTAGCATCATTGATACATAATCCACACCAATCCTTGAGCTATACTGAGACGCTATAGCCTGATATCTTTCTGCATAACCAGTTCTCAGTTGAGATTTAAGTTTGAGTCGGACAGGAACATTTTGCACGTTGCCATCCATATTACTTAAAAACACGGCAGAAATAATATTTTTTTCTTCGCCATCAACTGTTGTTCCATGATTCAACACCACCATATAATCAACAACAGGAAGCGTTTTATCCCCTTCGAAAATAGAGAGATATTTTCTTTGATTTTTATGCATTACATATATATATTTCGAATGTTCAGCAAATGGCAATGCTTTACTCTGACTGGCGTTAAAAAGCTCCAGAACTTTAATGAGCCTGTGCGGACTTAATCTTACATGGTGAGGGTCGTTACCCTGAGTAGGAACCAAATCACATGCCGCAGATACACATAAATACCATTTGTTCGACTCTGTATCAAAGAAAATAGTGCCAGTAGAAATATGACCATCTTCAAAATTCTTTGAAGACAAATTCATATTTAAAGCATGATACATTTCGTGATAAGTATCATTATTTGATGGCAGATCCATTTTTGAAGAGCAATATTGGAGCAATGCAGCAACTCCGCTGTTAGCGTATTCATTTGAATAGCTATCAAAAACACTTTTGATAAATTCATCCAGCGTATTATTATTTTTAAGTCTTTGATAAAGCTCTTCTGATAAATTACCAAATACAAAGTCAATATTTCTACATCTAATATCAGGCGAGTCTGATTTTAATATCTCATTTAACCACGCAGCTTGACCGTAATGATCGTTAGCCAAATGATTTACAAAAGATAAAGCCTCAGCTTCGATTGCATTCTGAATTTCAGATTTTATTAACTGATAATAAGATGGTTTCCATTCAATGAGAGAATCATTGAGAGTTTGCCAAATCCTATCTCCATCGTTTTCATGATCATCTTGAACCTTATGAAATAGGGAGACAAAGATATTACCACATTGAATCCATTTTACTCCGCTTTCATCACCCCGAATGACATTGCCAGATGTGTTGCTAGAAATAATTGCATTTCTAGACACAGCATATTCTGCAATCATTTTTGCAATGAAGTTTTTATCCTTTTGATCCTCCAACACAGCATCATCATGTATTAATCTTTTAATTCTTCTACAAGGCTTACTGTCTTTAATATAGGCTATTGTTTCATCTCTTGTGAGAGCTTTATTACCATTATCATTTAAGTTCGGTAATACAACGTCTTCCCAATAACTTTGGACATCTTCATTATCGTAGTCAATGATCAAGCTGTTGATATCCAGAGCACCTTTGAGAGTCGATGATATCTGCATCCAAACCGTTTCTAAATTCTCTCTAGTATATATTACAATCATATTTAAATGATCGGAGTCTTTCAAATCTTGTAATAGTTTAAGTGTTTTATCAGGTGCATTATTATCAAGATGATAATCTACAATAATAAGATCTGATTTTCTAATCCGATCCACATCGAAATTAACAGAACCATTGTCAACATCACAAATCATATTTTTAGATTGTAAAAAGCTCTCAAGAGTAGCGGCTCGTTTAGATGAGTCAATTTTGTTGTAGTCTAAATCAACTTCGTTATTCAACGCCCTGATTGATTCAGAATACGTCAGAAAATCGTCATCAATCATGACAACGGAACGAATTGCATTTTCGCAGAAAGTTTTCTGGACAAGAGAATTATAATTTGCCACTGTCATATTAGAACTCCACTCCATTGAACTGGATCACAAAATTAGCGCCATCTTTTATTAAATAGTTATCGCCTTCATCAGGTTCTGAATACCATATTTTATGATGTGCAACAGCAAGGTTTTCTCGACATAGATACAGACCTACCCCATGTCCATTTGCTCTTTTGCTATAAAATAGTTCAAATAGTCGCGGGATATCATCGGTATCAATTGCCGGACCAGAATTTGCTATGATAACCAAAGAATTCACAAAACCAATCTTTATGAGCCTATTATTTGACAGACTGACCCAATACATTGCATTGTTGATAATATTAGTAAAAACAGGATAGATCCTTGATGGTATATCTGTTATTGCGATTTGCTTAAACTCTTCACTAAATTCAATAGTTATTCGTTGCCGTTCGAAACGCTCCCCAAAGAACTTCAGGACATAATCCATGATATTTTTTCCAGTTATTCTCTGCCTGGATTGATAACCTGATATTTTCAAAGGTGATAAGAAACGTATTTGTTGAGTAAGCGATCTGTGAGCATTTAACGCCAATGAAAAACCAGGGTGTTCTTTTACAGAAGTAGGAAGAGAGTTTAGTCCTCTGGTTACCATAGAATCCATTTCTTCAAGTTCATGAGATATTATCTCAACACTAATACCTAACTGTGCAAGCGCGTTTAAACTTTTAGCTTTTTCTTCAAAATATGAGCGTTCTTCTTCAGATAATGAGAATGCTGAATCTAAGTTTATACCTTCAAATAATCTATCGAGACCTTTTATTATTGATTGATATTTGAAAGTTAGGGTATCAACTGACTCAACATATAAACTATCGAGCAAATTAAACACATTTTCAATTTGTGAATCATTATCTATTGAATCAACAACTGATATAGTTTTAGCATAATAATCACTTCGATCAACCTTTATTTCATCGGCCCATTTTTTTAAAAGAGAATGTATCTTCTCCTCTATCGTGTTATTAAACTTAGTTAGTTTAGAATTAATAATACCTTGATTTTTTTCAAGGTGATTTTTCGCTGACAATGAAGGCTCAAGTTTATTTAATTCAGAATCAAGTTTATTAATTGCTAACTTCATTTGTAGAATATACGCAGAGAACTCATTAAATTTATCTCTGTAGTCTCTATATTTCTCTTCATACATTCCAAGTTTTGGAGGTTTGATAGGCGTTTTAATTTCACTGCGCAACGCATCTAAGTTTGTAAGATCACTGTCTATAATTTTAAGATAGTTTAAATCTAACGAACCATCAGTTTTATCAAGCTTAGTTTTCAGCCTTTTAACAGCCTCCAAGGAAGCATCAAGAACTGGTGTCTGATTCTTCAAAGCTTCTGAAAAACTTTTTTGTGTTGATTTTCGAGCTTGTTGTTGAGCAGATTTTCTTAACTCTTTTTCACGCTTAACTTGTTCTAAAAGCTCTTTACGGTCATCAGAACGTGAACCAAAAAATCTATCAGCAAGTTCAGTTAACAAATTAGATATAATAGTTTTCAGTTCTCTTGCAGCCTGGTTTCTTATGAATCCCTCTCTCCCCGACTTATCTTTCAGCTCTTTATTACTGGATTGAGTAATTCCAATATAACCAAAAATCCTTCTATTAGACCAATAATATCGCCCTGCATTCCATGAACGTCTTTCTTCTATCTGGAAGAAATCATTATCTACTCGACCATAAGGTAATACTCTCAAGCTATCCCTAAAAATCATTAGTCCTGCATACTTTTTGGCCTTAAGATCAAAGTGGGAATGTTCACGTTCAGTATGTGATGTATTTTGTGAAAGGAATTCAAACGTTCCTATCTGAAGCTCAAATGGGCCGACCCCTGCGTGATCCTACCCACGTAATATGGACACAGGCCTAAGCGAGGTTCTTGTTTTCAAATTGTTCCGGACTGAGGCCGCCACACCAACTGTGCCGCCGCCACCGATTGTAATCACATTCGATATAATTAAACACCGTTGCCCGCATTATTTCCCGGCTGATAAAGTGTTCTCCATGGATACATTCCACTTTCAGCGAATGAAAGAAGCTTTCCACGCAGGCATTATCGTAGCAGCAACCTTTTGCGCTCATACTTCCACGCAGATTATGCCGCTTCAGTTGCGCCTGATAATCTGCTGAACAGTACTGGCCTCCACGGTCCGTGTGAAC